CTGACCATTTAAGTTCTGGATTATTTTTCTTTCCAGTAACAAACGCCATCGCCATTGTCAATGCAACTGTTGGTGTTTCCCACTCAGCCATTGATAGACCTGACAACTTCTCAATCTCAATGAAGTCTTTCATTTTTAGATTGCTTAAATCCATTTTATGCCTCCTTTAACTGGCTATGTATCTTCTTTTTAAATCTTCTAAATTAGCACTGTACTGTGTAACAATATATCTTCGTTCAGTCCATGCTGCTCTGCGTAAATATGGTTGTGCCTCTATGCCTCTATCTGGCCAACCGTATTCAATTATTCCAGCATATGGAACTCTTGCTCCACCAGCCTTAAGGCTAATTCTATTTTGTGCTCTATTACTTCTAATAGTGCTTGCAAGTCTTCCTGTTAATTTTGGAGTAGTGGCAATGGCAGTCTGTGCTACCTTGGAACCAATACGAGAGTTGGCTTCCTTTAAATCATCAACAGCACCTGAGTACTGTTTTAGACTTCTGGTAACTTCCCTAAGTCCAGTTACTTTAACTGTTACTTGTTGAGATGCCATGCCACTACCTCAAATTACGCTGTTACCGTTGCTGGCTTGCCCTCAAGGACAATGCTCAAGTCAAAGGTAAAGTATTCTCCAGCAGCACCACCAAGAGTAGGCAGAGTCTCTGCATATCCTGTTGCTGTGAAGTGTGGTTGTGTAGCAGATGCTGTTGCATTGCCATGTGGAGCAAAGGTAATCTGGAATGATGTACCTGGATTGTCCCACAACTTACGCCACAATGAGTTTGCTGCATAGTCCTGATAACCTACTACCTGGCAACGGAAATCAAGGCTATCTTCGTATGCGCCGAAGCCAAGTTCTCCTACTTCAGAAGTGAAGGTTACATTATTTACAGCACCCTGGTATTCTGTGCCACCAACTTCAAAGATGATGGTCTTTCCCTTTAATCGTGCCATGTTATATTCCTCCTTGTGAATACATTTGTACATTAATGTAGGTACTTAAATAGTTTGCACCATTAAGTTCTACAATAAATGGCTTGTCTACTTCAACTGTAGCCACACCTTCTACTTGCCAAACAGCCTGGACTATATCCATTATTGTTTCGTCAAGATTAGATGTTTCTATTTGATTTACCGCTACTTTGACAATGGGCTGAATTCTCCAGTTACTTGTGTAACTTGGTCCAAAGTCACCTTCGTTTATTCTAAGGAACGATGTTGCTGCTGTGATTATGATGCAACTTGGAACAGGACGCTCTGGCTCATAGGTGTATAACTGTGGAGTTATTCCTGTGAGAACATCCTTCAAGTCTTCTCTAATCTGTTGCAGCATTATGCGAACCTCACAATATAGCGGTCAAGAATTGGATACACACCAACCAATGGGTCCCTTGCAATCCTTGCGGGTGCCTGGTCAAAGGTTGCATATTGTGCGATTCCAAGTGGAGCAGAACGACGATGATACAACTCTGAGCCTACTTCAAGATAGCAACGCTCTTTAACAGATGTTGGGATATTTGAGGTACCACAATATTCGTTAACGAGTAGCACTGCAGACTTCAAGCATTCTTCAATGAAAGCATCATCTTCAGTGCTTGCTCCTATATAGTTTCTCAGAGTTGTAACATCCATCATAGTCTCCTATTAGTCGTTTGGATTAGCAACTACAACAAGTGCCTTGGTGTCTGGAGCAGAAATTGCTACATAGCCATAAACAGAGAACTTGTTAGTTAGGTTAGTAATCTCTTCGTCGTTTAGACGGAATGGAGCACCTGCTGATTCGTAGGTTGTCAATGCTGCTGAGTTACCAACATACATAGAACCTGCTGCAAGTGATGGGTCAACAACGATTGGTAGACCAAAGATTGAACCTGTTAGGCCAACTGGATTGATTGAACCAAATGTGTTAACTGTTGCTCCTGTATTTGAAAGGAGTGGACGGTCTGCTGCATCAACAATCTTTGCAAGAGACTTGAATACATCTGAAGATGCAAGAATGAACTGGATTGGAAGACCTGTGTCTTCGTTTACCTTCATTGCTGCGTCTGCAAGTGCATCAATAACTGCGTCTGCTGCCCATGCGGATACAGATGCTGTGTTGAAGTTTCCTGCGTTTGCTACGAGAGCAGCCTTTGCCATGTTGTTTGTCTTCTTTGCGTATGCTGCGACCATTGCACGGAATGCTGTGTCTACATATGCTACAGATGAACGCTCAATAACCTGGCGTGACATTTCTGTGTATCCACCAATTGTCTTGATTGGTGCTGTTGCTGAAGAAAGAGTAATCTTACCAAATGCAAGAGTATCTGCTTCTGCGACCTGCTCTTCAACAGATGATGTATCTGTAGCAAGAACTGGGTACTCAAGGGTCATGCCGTCTGCTGGCAATGAACCTGTTGAAAGAACTGAATATGTTGGGCGACCCTGGTTCAAGATACGAACTGTGTCTGATACCCAAGCATTCTTAAGGATTGAATCATCAAGAACTGAACCAGTGAAATCACGATGTAGTTTTAGACCTTCTTCTTCCTGTGATGCCACTGACTTTACATATTCGCCGTAAGAACGGAAACTTACTGCTGGTGTAGAAGCAGTTTCCTTTTCCGCTGAGAGTAGAGCAACCTTGCGGTCAATCTCCTCAATTGCTGTGCGAACCTCTGCAATGTCTGCGGAGGTTTCATTTGTGTTTTGGATTTCCATAATGGAAGTTTCCTCCTTGTTATCTCTGACAGCAAGAACTGCTGCCTTGTCATATGCAGGAAACGCTACAAGTGAAACCTCTTTAAGGTCTACCTTTTTGCGAATTATAGTTCTATCCTGCTTCTCATCCTTAAGAGGGATGAACCCTATTGAAAAGGAACGAATTGCTCCATCCTTTACCAATTCTAATGTTTCGTTACCAAGTTGTGTTTCAGAAATCTTTGCACGAATATGTAATCCGTCCTTTTCTTCTTTCAACTCTGTAACCTTGCCAATAATGTCGTTGTGGTCTCTAAAGAGTTTCACATCAGCATCAAGGTCAAACGCTCCTTGTTCAAAGCGTTCTTTTAGTCCTCCACCAATATCAATTGTGTCATTATAAGGAACAGCAATGCCACTGACCTCACGCAACTCAATATCAGTAGAGCGAATTTCAAACTGTCTCGTCTGTAGAGTCATTTGAATCTTCTCCTTCTTGTGGTTGTGCCACTGGTTCCTCTGGTTGTGTTGGTTCAGCCAAAGGTGGCATTCCTTCCAACTCCCTGGCCTCATTGACAGTCATGATTCCGCTATTAATTGCAATAGCATATGATTCATATCTTGTCTTGTTGTCTGGGCGGAGGAAACTTGTTAGATTAAACTTAGCATACTGGCCTCGTGGAAGCAGGTCAGATAATGCTTGTTCAATTCGTGTAATGTATTGTTGTAATCCATCTTCGTATAGTTTTGTTCTATCAAGATTTGTATTGGTATAAGCCAAGCCAGATGACTCAATAGATAGGCTTAGATACTGTGATGGAATACCAAACATTAATGCAATTTGTCTTGCCATGAACTTCTGGTTCTCAAGGAACTGTGCTGCTTCTGGGTCAAGAGTTAAACCTTCATATTTCATTCCATAACCCATGACAGCAGGTGTGCGTGTTCTCTGTGATTCAAGGAATGCTTCAAGAAGTGTCTGTGCTTGTTCTTGATTAATGTGTGATTCTGTATTTAAGATACCTGTTGGTATTGCTGAGTTGTCAAACCAATTCGCAAAGTAGTTATTTAAATCCCACGCTGCTTTTAATGTATCTTTGTGTCTTTGTAGTGGGCCTTCACCCATGTATTGTCCTGGCAAATGCCAAAACTTCAAATGCTTAATTCTATCTGGAGCAATTTTCTTTTGTCCCATGTAGTATGTGATATTACCAAATCTATCTTCGTGTACTGCAATATCTTCGTAAGGTATTACTTCAAGATTTGTTATTCCTCTATTACCACGAGTAATATACCAGAATGCATTTCCATGTACCGCCAAAGAAACGACGGTATCTCTAACAAACTCTGCTTGGCTAACATTGTTCTCAACATCAGGAGTAATAAGCCATGAAGGTGTGTCTATCTGTTCAATTCCTCTGTAAACTTCTACAGGAATCTGAATCATTGAATTTTCTAATACTGATAAGCATCTTGAAACTGGAACTAACTTCAAAGCCTGCACAGGAGACACTGCGGTTGTCTCTCTTGATGGAGGTAGGATTGAAGCACGACTTACTGCTGTATCAACTACCTCTTCAATGGTAGTTTGCAAGTCTGGAAAGAAGAAGTCTCTAACTATGCCCATATTTTATTCACCATCCTTAGATTGTATCATCTTGGTATTTACAATGAAGGGTTGGTACTCTTCTTTAGAGTCACAATACCAGATTGCTAATACTGTTGCTATTGCTGCGTCTATGTCTATAGAAGTATCTCTTCTGGATATCTTCCATGAGTCATGGACATTTTTCCTTACTGCGGACTGGATTTGTACCGTTACAATCTCGTCCTTTGGGTGTTTTATTTCCCGCTTCATAATTTTACGGTATGAGTTATTTGAAGCGGATACTAAATCCTTATTGGATGCTGCCATTACCCTTAAACCTCGTTGCTTTAATATTGTTACAAGGTCAGAGAGGACATAAGAATCCATAAGGAATATTGCTTGATATTTGTTTGCCAAATCCATACATAATCTTGTTAATTGGTCTACATTCGTATTGTTTAATGATGCTACTAACTCTGTGGATATTGTGCCATCTTCTTCTATACCCGCAGCAACTACAGAGGCATGGTCCCATCCTGGTGTTCTATCAACAGCAAAAACTATGGGTTTTGTGACTGTTCCATGGTCCAAGGACTGCCAGGTACCAACAGGAAGCCAAGCATTCATAGATGATACGAACTGATTGAGTCTATAGCGTCTTGCATCTGCTTCAGGCATAGTTGCTAACTCATTTTTGACTGATGCCC